GTTGATTCAAAAAATAGAAATTCATCATTGCATCCATCGCTCTTAATATTTGTGAGAAGAATATGAGACATTGGGTAATAAGATTCTACGTCAGATTTTCTTGGATCTTGTTTCGTTCTGCCCACCAAAATTTGATCTAGTTTAAAAAATTTTTGATCTTCAAATCTGAATTCATCATTTTTCTTGTCATCTGGAGTATAAAGGGCGCAATCCAATGTGTTTCCCAATGACCAATTTTTAACTATTTTTCCGTACTTATCTTGATCTTCAGTTGCATAATAAATGTCGCATTTCATGGGGAAAAATATATCTGTGCAGGTAGTGTCAAAAATTCCCATTACAGCACTCCGATATGATAAATTGGCCTCACATATGCAGACAAAATTCTGTCAACAATTCTGTTTCCAGTCATATCTCTTATGAATGCTTCTTTTTCAATCTTCAATGAGAACTGGTCACTCTTGTATTCAGAAATGTAGGCGTTTATGTATGGAAGGTTGTTGCACTTTAGATCATTAATCAATAGTCTTGTGCAATACTTAATGTCATTTGGAATAACGGGCCATCCAATTTCTGCTGTTATCGTGTAATCCCAGCCAGATGGAAAAAATGGTGAGCCTGCAAGATTTTGAATAATGTTTGGAGAATCATTTGTATTGTAAAGAGTAAATGAATCTGATGCAGGCATCTGTGGAGTTACTGGCTTTGATTGAAGTCTGTTATATCCTCCAGGAATGTAGGGCATAGGAATGCTAATAGCGCCATGATCTGGGGTGATGTAATAATCCTTAAGATTGGTAAATTCTTCATCCTCAGAATTAAATACCGTTATGTTGTTTTCAACCACCTTAACTATTTTGTTTAGTCTATATGGCAATGCGAGATAATCATTTCCCAAGCCTACAGTTTCAACCATTTCTCGCTTATACTGAAACCCGCCAGTAATTGAGTCAATAATAGATTTTGCAATTGACTCATATTGTCTGAGTTCTTCAATTTCATCTTCATCATCTGAAAGAGTTGTAACATCAAAGTATGGGCGAGAAATGCTAAGGGTGTCAACAAATACCAAGTCTCCTAGTATTGATGAGCCGTCTTCATTAGTGCCAGTAGACTCATAGATTTCTACGCGATACTCATCATCATATCTTGAATAGTATGATGGGAGCGGGGTAGAAATTGTTCCGCTAGAATTGCTAGTTACTGGAATTTCTGAAAGATCATTAGAGTGATCATCCATTATGGTGACAGCATAGTTGCTGCTTGCATCAAAGCCCTCTTGTGTAAAAGTAAGCGGAAATGGCTGTTCTCTAGTTATTTCCATTTATTACTTGCCGTAGTATGTGGCAACTTCTTCTGGGGTAGCCTTGCGAATACCCTCTCTCTTTAGCCACTTTTCGGCAGCCTCCTTGGATACAATGTTGTAGCCCTTGACAAGAGTGCCTGTGCCAGTCCACCTAACATTCTTGTTAGACCAAAGGGCGACCTTTTCGTCCTTCTTTTCTTCTGGCTTCTTCTCCTGCTTCTTGGCTGCTGTCTTTAATGCATTGTCTGCGGCCTTAGATCCAATTGCGCCACTATCCTTTTTTGCAGAAATATTGGATACTGGATTTCTATTTGGCTGCTTATTAGAACCAGCAATAACCTTTTGACCGTCTTCATTGATCACGGTAGACTGTTGTGCGGTTACACTAACGTCTTTTACCACCTTAGCCTCTTCAGCCGCCTTTGTAGTAGCCCTAGGCTTCTTAGGCTTTGCTGGCTCCTTTGGCTCTTCTTTTGTTGTTTCAGACATAAATATACCTTTCCTGTTAATGCAATTATATCAGAATATGCCAAAGGGAGGGAGTTTTTAGGCTCCCTCCCAAAGGCATCACGCATTAACTTATCATGAAGTGAATACGTTGTCGTCAGCGTATGCAACTGCGTCAAGTTCTTCCCAAGTGATACCAAAGCGTACAAAGATTGTGTACTCAATGGTGTCCTTCTTAGGCTTGTATTCGCGGTTGACGGTAATGTCACGCTGGAAGCCCCAAACGCGATTCTGTGGGAAAGTAAGATCCACATAATCTGCTGGGTAGTAAGGCACTTCCTGAACGTCGATGCCAAGAACTCGCGTGGTACGAGCACCACCAAAGGTCTGTCCAGCGCCACCAAGGTATGCATTGGTGTACTGGTCGGTGCCTCTGAGTGATGGGGCAACTGCTTCTGCGATTGCGTCAGCAAGGGTGCCATTCTTTTCAACGATGCTAGCGAAAACATCTGTGCCTGCGTAGAACTTAAGGCCACTCTTAATAGCGCGGTACTTGCGTGGGAGAGCATAAATGATCTCCTGCATGACCTGTGGAGTCCATCCGTTAGAAATATCAACGACTGCTTCGTGAGCATCGCCACCAGTTGTTACCTGATTGACGAAACCGTCCATAATTCCGAGGAATGGATCTGCACCTCCGTCGCCATTAACGGCAAGATCTTCAAGATCGTTACCAAAAGCGTTGGTCATCAAGCGAACTAGATGATCCTCAAGTGCTGCACCTTCGATGTTATCTTCAAGTGCTTCTGTAGCAACTTCCCAGTCAAGACGAATCTTCTTAGTGGTAAGTTCTACCTTTGTGAAGGTTGCTCCAGCGTTGGTGTACTCGCCAAGGGCCTGAGCAGCAGAGCGGATTACACGCTCTCCAACATTGACCTTTTCAAGTTCCATCGTGTTTGCACGCATCGTAACTCTACGACCGTCTTGAGCGAGAACAGTAGCATCCCAAACATAGTCGATAAAACGACGAGCCTGCTCAGGATTAAGGATACCGCCAGGAACACCAGATGGGTTGACGGCGTTTGGTCCTGCTGTTGATCCATATTCAGCGTTTGGAATATTTCCAACTACGCCAGATGCTGGATCGGTAACACCACCAATTCCGCCAGCGGCGACGGCACCCTGACCCTGGAATAGGCCATCATTTGGGTGACCATACTCACCGCTTTCGCTTGGCTGGTTCTTTACAATTTCTTCTGCCATTTTGACTTTCACCTCCTGTATTCTTTACTTTTTATCAAAATAGGTCGGCATTTGTGAGGAAACGACCGCCCCATGTGGATTTCTCCACAATTACTGGTTCTTCCTGCAAGATCTCGCCAAGATCAGCAGACTTACGGAAAGCGGTGTCCTTTTCCACAGCATCAACGCGCTTTCCAAACTTTTCTTCTACTTCTTCCACCTTGCTTGCTACCCCAGCAACGGACTTGTTAATGCCTTCAATCTTGGCATCAAGGGCCTTTACTGTTTCAGCAAGAGTGGATAGCGCAGATGAGAGAGATTCGCTAATTTCACTAATCATCTTAACTGTTTCTGAATCTTCAGCCTTTACAACCTCTGGCTCCTCTGCCTTGGTCTCTTCTGGCTGTTCTGCCTTGGCAGCCTCTACCATTTCCTCTTCCTCATCTTCTTCGTCATCGTCTTCCATCATTCCGCCGCCATTTGCATGTTCGGCCTTGACAGTTTCTTCGACAACTGGAAGTGCGGTGGGTTCTGGATTAATTTGATCTTCGCTGCCAGCGCCCTCAAAATCTGCGCTCTTTTCGATTTCTTCTACTACAACAATGTCTGAGTCCATCTTGCTAACCTCCTTTACCTCTGATTTACTTATCGCATTAACCTTTTCTAATGAAGAAATATTTTTAATAACGCGACGGTTTGTAGGAACTATTGTACCGTTATTTTCTGAGTAAACTTTGATGATTACAACGGGATCATCTGCTTTTGCCAATACAGCAACTTCTTCAGAAGAAAGTCTGGCTCCGCCGTGCAAAATAACCTGATCTACTTTTCCATAATTACCGTCAAACTTTACGAATGAGCCGTCTTCGATTCCCTTTTGAATCTCTGATTTCTTTACTTTAGAAATAATTGACTTAACTACAGATGCTTTGTCTCCATCATTTGTTTCCACAAAACCAATGTTTGCCATTGCCTTGTCGCATTGTGGGCAGGCAAGATTTGCATTAAATGACATTGTAATAACGTCGTCACCCTTACACCAAAAAACGTTTTCAATAGTTGCCTTGGAAAGATAGCCATGGAGATGGTTGCCATCTGAAGCCTTTTCAATAGAAATGACGTTGGCAAATTGATTAGCAGGATTGTCAACAAGAGATAATTCGCTGAGATCATAATCCTTGATTACACGATAAGACTTGTCCATGTTCTCGTCATACATGTCGTCTGCATCATTAATTTCCCCACCAATAGAAAAGCCTGTAAGGGTGCCATCAAGAACCTTTTCCCAGGTATCTTGTGCGCCCTTGCTTACATAGGCAGAAACATAGATCCCGTTATAAAATTTCTTATCCTCTGGGTCAAAATATTTGTCCTCCTTGAAAGACACTATCTTGCCAACGGCGATAGGCTGATGCATTTCACGGACATTTCCGCGAAATCTTTCGAAAGCCTTTTTGCTTGCTTCTGCTGGAACTACGTCGCCCTGACGATCTAAATTATCTAAAGTAGCAAAGCCAGAAACAATTCTGCGCTCTTTATCTACCTTGCTGATAGGCATGGAAAGATTGATTCTTTGGTCTTTTGTAGACCAATGCGATTTATTTAGTTCCATATCACTTACAATTATACACCATTTGTTACAGATTTTTTATATTATGGTACTATGAAGTTTTTGGACCTTCGCCCTTTGGGTTTCTTCCCGTTATTGCTCCTGGACCATCAGATTGATTGTTAGATCTCTCAGTATCTCTTGCTCTTGTACCGCGAACATTTGCCCTAGTATCTGTAGCCTGTCGCGCAGTAAGTTCAAGTGGCTGGTCTCCACCATCCATCTGTGGCAAGCCAATTTGTTCACGAATTTCATTTGGCATCATGGCCTTAATCTTTGCATATCGTTCGTAAATCTGAGACTGAGCAACTTCATCGGTAAGGCTGGCTTGATTAAACTTAAGAGCAAGAACGTCAGTCTTTTCCTTAACAATTTTATTAATGGCCTTCTCTACATACTCCTGCAAAGGCTTTGCGACCTGATCCCTAAATGTTCTATCCTGGCTCATGGCTGCAGACATAGAAGATCCA